CGCTCACGGATCTTCTAAAGAAGACATCATCCACGTCTCAGGTGGATCGCCGGCCGGAGCCGACGCTGGTGTTGTTTCCTCTAGAAGCCAACTTTTTCTCTCATTTTTCCATCGACGTATTCGGTCAACTAACGCGAATGCGCATGGAAGGTCGGAGACGAACTTCGGATACGTTGGCATATCCGGTTCCAGACACCTTAGCTCTGCTTTTCTTTTGTCTTCCCAGTACTTGGCGCAGCAAGATAGAATCTTGTCCTCGTCTGGTTTCTTTTCTACTGTACGGTAGACGTCACGTAGACGCCGTGCATCCTTGACAATTGTGGTGGTGAACTTAACCTTTTCCTTCCGGAAAAGTTCGTACTTACGTACATCCACAACCCGCGCAGAAATTGCTTTTCGCTCCTCCTCTGCGGTTAGAAAATAACCGTAGGGTCTGTCACACACGGTGAGAGGATTGAAGGCCACAGGTCTTTCAGACCTGGGCGCCGCTCTCAATGCTTTCCGGATCTTACGATCTCCCAAAAGTGACAAGCGATAACGCATCGGCAAAGTCGAAGGGAACTTTTCGTCCTGTCGGGCGAGTATGTGCGCATTGAGTCGCACAATTCTCCTAAAACTCTTCAGCGAAGTCGCCGCTTCCATAGCGACGCGCAGCACATCCTGGGTATCCCCAGACATGAAAAGCGCAGCCAAATTTTCCTTCTTTTTCAAGGTACCTCTTTCAAAAAGGGTGGAATTGATTTCTCCCTTCTCTTGATCGACCATGGTCTTCTCAACGTTCACCACCAGGCCCACCGAGTTTCCCCAGCGGCGGTGACACGCGTCATAATCGTCCGAATTAACGGTAGGTGACCTCAAAAGCAAATCATCGCCGTTGATGAGACAACGATGGGAGGACCATTCCTTGAACCCCACTTTCTTTTTTTCGAGCAAATCTAGCATGGCTAGATCGACGACTGTCTTATTGATGAGGCAAAGCAATGGGAAGGACATCAAACTTCCCATAGGCTGACCACGGTCAGCGACTCGAGGTATGCCGGAAATCCGAAGATTGCACACCACATCGAGGCACTTGATCTCCTCATCACTAAGCCAATCCGCCTGCTCTTTCAAAACCTCAACTGCCGCCCTACAATAAGCCGCTTTTATATTGTCCGTTGCGGCCTCGTAGTCGTACGACATCAACGGCCCGTGTCCGTTGAGGTTTCTTACCTTCTCGTCGGTCGGGCTACCAACGAGAAGCCATCCCTTCCTAGAGATGACCTTCCACAACGCTTGGTGGATGGGAGCAAGAATCTCAGAATTGTAACTGCTGTACATAGTCACAATTCTGGGCTTGCCTGAAGAAAAGACAACTTCAGGTACCGCATCTTGGGAGAACTCTTCTTCCATCCAGTTACCGCCTTCGCGGCGAGAATAACCGGATGTCGCGTGCCCATTCGGGATATAGGCACTTCTCTTCTGATCCCAACCTTTAGGAACGTTACACCTAAAGGCTTGCTTAAACCGCGCAACATCGTCCCAATCAACGTCACACGTTTGGAAAAGCTTTTTTTTGTACTCTCTGATCCGGGGGAGGCAGGCCTCCTCGCAATTGTCACAGGCACGTCTTACGATTTTAGACGTGGTCTTCACAGAGAGCTCCGAGACACAGTCAATGTCATCGAAGCACTGTCTTACGCCTTGCCGAAAAGTTAAACAGCTAAGGTCGTGAGGTAACCCACGGACTGGCGTCAAGCGCAGGGTTTTTTTCAAATGCCGAAGCACCTGGCGTGCCTTCCTCTTCAGATCCTGACTTTTTAGACACATCCGGTCAGGGTCGCAACAACGTCTACTTCCGTAGAAACAAACGGAGTCGCTACAAGTTTTTTC